GACTGTCAGCGGAGTCCAGGAGACCCGCGACTGGTACCCCAACGGCGTCTCATCCGGCCCTACTCCCTACGCGGTAGCGGAGAACTGGGCAGTGCGAGACATCGGCGCCTCGGCCGACCAGGCGGTGCTCCTCACCAACTCGACCAGCCAGGATATGTATGTCGATTATGCAGAGCTCGAGCTCAAGGCCAACGCCGACGGCACCCGCACTGCGTCCTCGACCGTCAACGTGAGACTCTTCGCTACCTCCACCACGGAGGTGCCGAACTCACACGACTACACCGCCATCGCTGCCGACAAGTACCAGCTCGTAGTAGGCACCTGGGCAACCTCCACGACGGCTACCACGACCAACTCGGTCGGGACAACCGCACAAGGTGGCCAAGGCTCCATCCGCCTCCCGGCAGGATGGTCGCTCATCGCGTACATCAACCGCGCGACGAACGGCGTATGCACCACCGGCGCTTGCGAGACCGCAACCTCGACTAACCGAGGCTACGACCTTCGAGCCCGCGCGCACTACCACTTCGACGACACAGCAGTCCGCTAGTGTTTCCAACCATTGCTCGAGCGAGAGCTCGAGCAATGAGTCGGGACCATTAACATAACCGTCCCGCAACGCCAAAATTATTATGCAAAAGTATCTCATCGCCGGAGCCATTGCCCTCGCAGGTCTCGTTGGTGCCTTTATGGGCATCCAGGCCGCGCAGCAGCCCGCTCCCGCCGCGCAAGAGCAGAGCCTCGGCTCCGCCTTTGCGACCAACGTGCGCAGCTTCCCCGGCAACCAGCCGGCGACGACCACGCGCGCGTTCCTCGCTTCGACCGGCGCGGCCGCCGCGCAGAGCTTCATCATCCCGACGGAGGAGGTGGACCTCTTCGACCTCAACCTCGTGGCCGAGGCATCGACCACCGCCACCGTGTTCCGCTGGACCATCGACTTCTCCAGCGACTACAACAACACGACCGGCGTGGGCACCTGGTACTGCGCCGACGCGAAGAGCGTGGCCATTGCCTCCACGACCCACTCCGCCGCTTGTCATGAGCACCAGTGGACCCCGGGCACCGTGGCCACCTCGACCAAGAACGTCTCCATCGAGCCGAACGCGCAGAAGTTCTCACGCATCAACTTCTACGCCACCGGCGCTGCAGGCGCGCTCCACGCGGATGCAGTATTACGAAAGCCTTTAGCTCGATAGGCTTATGACTCGAGACATCCCTTTCGGCTGGGCAGTAGGCATCACACTAGCGGCGATTTTGGCCTTCGCGATTGGCGTTGCGGGCGCGGCCAACATCCTCCCCTCTCTCGGCTCCGGCGACTCCATCGCGGACCCGGTCTCCAGCACGGCCTGGGGTGACATCACCGGCACTCTCTCGGCGCAGACCGACCTGCAGAGCGCGCTCGACGCAAAGATGGCGTCGACCGACATCAACACCTGCGCCAAGCTCTACGCCATCCTGGGCGCGAGCGAGATAACCGGCACCTGCGGCGACCTGGTCGCTTCGGTGTCGCCGACCTTCACCGGCACCCCGGTACTCCCGAGCACCATCACGCTCGGCGCCAACAGCTTCATCCGCGCCGGCGCGCATGGCTTGACGCTCACGACCTCCGGCACCACCGACGTCACCTTCCCGACCTCCGGCACGTTGCTCTCAACGGCCGCCGCGGTCACCGTCGCACAGGGTGGCACCGGCGCAGCGACTCTCACCGGGCTCCTGCAGGGCAACGGCACCTCGGCCTTTACGGCCATCACCGGCACCCTCGGGCAGATGCTCTACTTCAACGGCACCAACACCGGCGCAGCGACGTCCTCCCTCTTCATAGGGTCGACCAACAGCCGCATCGGCGTCAGTTCTACCACCCCCCAGCGCACGCTCTCCGTGGTGGGCTCCGTAGCGGTCCAGGAGGCCACTCTCACCGACGGAGCAACCGTCACCTGGGACCTTTCTGCGAGCTCCTACGCGCGCGTCAACCTCACCGCGAGCCGCACTCTTGACATCACTAACGCCGAGCAGGCGATAGGACAGAGTGTGCGCCTTGTGGTGTGTGCGAATGGCGCATGGTCCTTCACCTGGGATGCGCTCATCATGTGGCCGGGCGGCACGGCGCCCACGCAAACTGCGACGGCCAACAAGTGCGACGTCTACTCGGGCTTCGTCACCAACGGCACCTCGACTCCCAAGATATTCCTCGGCAGCGTTCTAGCCTTCTAACACCATGACTCGCCTCGATAAATACGCATCAGCTCTCGCGATAGCAGCGCTCATCATTTCGAGCGCCTACGGATTTTTGGTGCCGACGGCGAGCGCGGCATCGGTGAGCTATCTCATCGTGGCCGGTGGCGGCGGCGGCGGCGGTTCTAACAACGCAGCCTCTTCTGGTGGAGGCGCCGGCGGCGCCGGCGGTATGCTCACCGGCTCCGGCACCATGAACAGCGGAGTCACCTACACCGTCACCGTCGGCACGGCCGGCGGCGGCGGTGGTACTCGAAGCTACGGCGGCAACGGCAACAACTCCTCGGTGAACTTCACCGGCGGCACCATAACCGCAACCGGCGGCGGCGGCGGTTCAGGCGGCGGTTTCGAGACCGGCTCAAGCGGCGGCTCGGGCGGTGGTGGCAGCTGCTCCAACGGCGGCGGCAGTGGTACCGGCGGCCAAGGTGAAGCTGGTGGTGGCGGTGCCGGTGGTGGCTGCGGCGGTGCCGGTGGTGGTGGTGGTAAGGGAGGTGGTGGTAGTTCGGGCTCGGGTTCTACCGGCGGCTCGGGCGGCAACGGCACCGCATCAAGCATATCCGGCGTTTCGGTCACTTACGCAGGTGGTGGCGGAGGAGGTGGAGGCAACGGAGGAGGTGGAGGTGGAGGTACTGGTGGAGGCGGCGGCGGAGGCTCGGGCGATAGCGGTGGCGCCGGCACCGACGGTCTCGGCGGTGGTGGTGGAGGTGCGGGCATTGTAGGCGCCGAGCGAGGCGGCAGCAATGGCGGCAGCGGCGTCGTTATTATCTCCGCGCCTACCGGCACGATTACCTCTGCAGTGGGCGGTAGCAAGACCACCTCCGGGGGCAATGATATATGGACCTTCACCACGAGCGGCACCTTCACTCCGACCATCACCCCACCTACTGCTTCCGGCGCAGTGATGATGATGATGCAATTCTAAGGACCTATGAAAAAACGAGCTCCCCTAAAAAAGAAAAAGATGTCGACCGCCAGGGAGCTCGGGTCCATCCACTCGTGGATGCGCAACCACGAGAAGGCAGACGCCCTGGCGTTTCAGGCAGGCTCGGAGAAGATGGATACTTTGGCCACAAAGCAAGACCTCGCAGACCTCACTAAATTGTTCGTCGAACTCGACGACGAGGGAGAGGTGAAGCGCAACCCGGAGACAGGTCACCTCATCCCGAAGTTTGCTACTAAAAAAGACGTGCAGCCGGTGGTCGCCTTTTACGACAAACTGGCCCTCTCGGCGCAGCTGGTCAACGGAGGCGGCAAGTGGCTCTCCCGCTTCGTCCTGGGCCTCGCAGCGCTCCTGGTGGCCTTCTCTATCATCACCGGCGCGTTCAAAGGCTGGCTCGTCGCACTCGCAGCCTGGGTGCTCCACAAGTAACATGACCGACCCCACCATCAAAATCGACATCCGCAACCACGGCTTCCAGGCCGAGGCCTTTACCCCGGATATGTATATACTCGGCGCCAGCAAGTTCGCCGGCGCCGCGGTCATCAACCCGAAGGGAGACTGGAGCCCGCACAAGCCGGTCCGGGAGCTGCAGAATAAGAACGGACTGGAGACGATGAACTGCTCCAACTACGGTACCTACAATGCGCTCGAGACCCTCGGCATTTTTCACGATTTCGTAGACTTCCCGCGCAATTTTGCGGAGCGCTACAGCGGCGTGCTCACCGAGACCACGCCCGAGGGCAATGCCCCGCACAAAGTCATCGAGCTCATCCGCACCGAGATAGGCGGCGTCGACGAGGGCATCCTCCCTTTTGATGAAAGCATAGACACCTGGGAAAAATACTACTCGCCGAAGCCCATGCTCCAGGCGTATCTCAACATCGGCAAAAAACTCATCACCAAGTTCGAGATAGGGCACGACTGGGTCTTCATTATGCAGGGCAGCCCGGAGGAGAAGGCGACAAAGCTCGAGTATGCGCTGCAGCGCGGCACCGTGTGCGTCTCCGTCCTCGCCTGGAAGAGCCGCGACGGCATCTTTTTCAAGGCCCGCGGAGAGTCGGATAACCACTGGGTGCAGCTGCTGCGCCGCAACCCGGACGGCACCTGGCGCGTATACGACCACTATGACCAGGTCGAAAAGGACCTCGCCGCAGACTACGACTTCGGCTTCGCCAAGGTGTACTACCTCCGCCGGTACGCGCCGGGGGAAGTGCAGCAAAAAAAAAGCCAGCTCGCGAAGGTCGTGGAAGGGCTCATCGCGGCCCTCAAAAATCTGCTCGCCGCCATATTAGCCCTTACGCCCTCCGGCTCAAAAAAACAAAATGACTAGAACCGAACTACAGACTTTCGTCAACGACAACCTGCTCGATGGCCGGACCATGGACGCCGACCTTTTCGGCATCCTGCTCAACCTCGCAAAAAATAAGGTGGAGGCGCACCGCCCCTGGGTCGTGCTGCGCAATGAGGACTCGAGCCAGGCTATTGCCGCTGCGAGCTCCTGGAACACCCCCTACACGCTGCCGACGCGCTTCGCGAAGCCGCACCCGGTCAAGCGCGGCAATGGCGCCTACAGCCCGCTGGTGCTCGTCTCCGGGACCGAGGTGGTGCCGCTCACCGAGATACAGTGGCCGCAGCGCCTGGAGTACCAAAACACCCCGGGCTACTTTGCTATCAACTACGCGGCCGGCACGTTCATCGTGACCGGCCCGACCCCCAAGGCTTATACTGCCTACTGGAGCTTCATCAAATACTCCCCGGCGCTCACCGACGACGCGGACACCTGGGTCTTTGACTCGGAGTACCACGCGCTGCTCGGCTACCTGGTGGCCATCATGGAAAAGTCCCGCGACTACGACGAGGTCAACCTCGAGAATATAAAGCTCTACTCGCCCGAAGCCGGCGCCATCCTTTCGGCGCTGGTCATGGCCGACGATGCCCGCCAGCGCTCCATGCTGGGCGTATAACCCACCATGAGACTACCCGCCATATCAGTCGAAGAGTTCAAGCACGGAGTCGTCACTCGCTTCGAGGATGAGACTATTCCGCGTGGCGCGTCCTCCGACTCGCTCAACTGGATGAGCCGCGGCGACCACATCGAGCTGCGCGGCGGCCAGGCGCTCACCGGCACGGCCGTGGAAGGCTCAAGCTCGCCGGTCACCGGGCTCAAGGTGGCGGCCCGCTTCGACGGCACACTGGTCCCTTTTTACACGCACGGCCGCAAGCTCAAATACTACGACCTCGCCACCGACGCCAGCATCGAGGTGGGCAGCAACCTCTTCCCCGAAGACGCGGAGGAAGACGATTTTGCGCTGCAGGAGTATCACTCGCTCGCCGGCGCGATGCTCTACGTCTCGAGCCCCAACTCGAGCTTTTATAAAATACCCATCGCCAACCCAGGCTCGGCGGTGAACCAGTCGATGACCGACCACCGCGGCCGCTTCAAAATAAAGCGCGGTCGCACCTGGCTATGGAAGCGCCTGGGCACCAACGGCATCGAAGACCCCTCGGGTCTCTACGGCAGCTACCTCGATAAAGACGAGCTCGCCGACTACACCTTTTACGATAACGAATCATACGGCACCGGCAACGGCATCCTGGTCACCTTCGCGCACACGCTCACCAATGTCTCCGGCAAAAAGACCGCCCACTATGTGAGCGTCACCGACGGCGTCGAGACCTTCTACGACGACCGCAACGGCGTCCTGATGGGCAGCCTGGGAGGTACCGGCACGGTCAACTACGCCACCGGCGCCGTCTCCGTGACCTTCGCCACCGCGGTGGTCAACCTCACGGCTATCACCTGCGACTATTATGTCGAGGACTCGACCGACGAGGGCATCCTGGACTTCTCCAAAGCTACGCCACGCGCGCCTGGCGAAGGCTTCGTACTGCGCCAGGACGACGGCGGTGCGGAGCTACAAAATATCGGCTCCATCGACTCTTCGGAGTTCTCCTTCCACACGAAAAAAACCTGGCGCGTGAGTATATCGAGCGACGATGCCGATGCCTCCAACCCCATCTTCCGCTCCCAGGTAGGCATCCCCCACTGGCGCGCACTCGCCGAGTCCGGGGACGGCCTCTACTACGTCGATGCCATCAAGCAGGACAATGCGTACATCCGCCTCCTGGTGCCCTCGCAGTACGCCGACAACAAGGAGCTGCCGAAGAGCATCTCCGACTTCCTCGACCTCTCGCCTTACCGCTTCGACAAAGCGGCGGTGTATGAGTGGGGCGACTATCTCGCGGTCGCGTGCCGCACCTCCAGCTCCACGGTCAACAACCGCGTGCTCTTTTACAATAAACTCTATGGCTCCTGGGACGTGACCGACATCCGGGCCACCTGCTTCGATGACTTCAACGGCACCCTGCTCGCCGGCGACTCGGGCGCGCCCAACCTCTACACCCTCTTCTCCGGCCTCACCGACGACGACGTCGAGATACCAAACTACTGGATTTCGGGCAACGATGACCTCGACTCAAAGGGCAAAAAAATAGCGAACCAAATGGTCGTCCGGGGCATCATCGACCGGGACCAAAATATCGGGGTATACCTCTCGCTCGACCTCGGGCCTTTCGTCCTCTACAAAATCATCCAGGGCACTGGCTCCTATGTGAGCTCCGGGCAGAGCATCACCATCGGCTCCCCTACCATCGGCACCAGCCAAATCGGCGGCGGCGAGACCGGCCTCTCGGGCCACCCCTACGAGGTGGAGTTTCCCATCAACACGGAGCTCTTTAAGCGCATCCGGGTCAAGTTCCAGGCGCTCAATGTGGGCATCGCTACCGTGTCGGGGTACGAGATTAAGGACATCCGCTTCAAAGGTCGGGTGGGTGTCAACAGCTTCCTCTCGGACTAAAGTATTGCGTGATATATTTATTAGCATAGAGCCCGGCAAAAGCTCACTATGAAAAAAATACTTGTCGGCGCACTCATCCTCCTCGCAGCCTTCGGCGCAGGTTTCGTCGGCGGCAATTTCGCACAGCAAAATCTAACCACCGGCGCCATCGCCACCCCGGTCGCCTCTTTTGAGACCTCGCTCGCGGCCACAATAACGAGCTCGGCGACCAGCATGACGCTGGTCTCCTTTGAGACCGATGACGGCACCGACCTCGTGACCGGCCGCGTCTATGGCTTTACCATCGACGAAGGCACCACGCTCCTCGAGTACGTCATCGGCACTGCGGCCGCCAACAACACCATCACCGATATGGTCCGCGGTGTTTCCACGGTCACCGGCACCACGAGCGTCACTGCCCTGCAGAAGCGCCACGGCCGTGGCGCCATCGTCAAAATAACGGACGCCCCGGTCATCGTTCAAATCACCCGCATCATCAACGGCGAGGGGGACTTCCCCAACCTGGTCCGCTACGCTACGACCACCAGCTGCACCTCCGGGTCGGCAAGCGAGACCATCTGTAATATCGGCTACATACGCAACCTGGCCAACGCCGGTGCCGCTACTTCGACCGAAACTTTCGGCGGTATCGTCGAACTTGCGACCGCAGCGGAGCAAGCCTCCTCCTACTACGGCGGCGTGGACAAGCCCACGGTGCTGCAGAGCCGGTATGCGAGCTCCACTCCTTCGACTCCGCAGAGTGTAAGCGCCAACACGACCATCGTCAGCGATGCCGCCGGCTACCTCAAGCAGGCATGGCTCAACTTGACCGAGCACTTCATCTTCTCCTCGCTTTTTGCAACTAACGCCTCGAGCACCAACGCGACCACGACCAACCTCACCGTCACCGGCAACATCATCTACCAAGGCGCCACGCTCACTCCCCGGATGTTCGGCGGCACCGGCACCGATGGCGCGCTGGCGATAAGCTCGGGTACCACGACCGTGCCGCTCGGCACCAACGGCGTCTACGAGAAGAACTACACCAGCATCGCCATCACCGGCACTGGCTCCCTCAACTTTTCGAGCGCAGCGACGAGCACCTCCGGCGTCACCGTGATACTTCGCTCCCAGGGCACCTGTACCTTTACCTCTTCGAGCATGACCATGATAGACCTCCGCTGGCTCGGCGGCGGCGTCGCCAACGGCTTCGAGGGCAACGGCGACGCCAACGGCTCGGCAAACTGGAGTGGTGGTGGCGGAGGCGGAGGCGGTTCCGCCGCCGGCGCAGGAAGCATCGGAAATGATGCGAGCAATGGTCCCGGCACAAGGGGCTACGGAGGCCGGCCCTTGCCTGCACTCGCGACCTCCACGCGCGCAGCACCTCCAGGCGGCAACGGTGGCGATGGTGGCTCCGGCTCGGCCGGTACGACCGGCGCCATGGGCCGCGGCGCAGGCGGTCTCTACATCGAGTGCGCTGGCGGCTATACGTTCACGACCGGCGGGTTTATGGCCTCCGGCGCAAACGGCACCAACGGCGGCAGCAGCCCGGGTGGCGGTGGTGGCGGTGGTGGCGGTGGTGGCAGTATCCTCGTCCTCTTTGGCTCCCTCATATCCAACACCGGCACCTACAACGTGACTGGCGGGTCGGGTGGCTCCAATGGAGGCGGCGGAGGTGGTGATGCTGGCGGCGGAGCCACAGGTAAGCACCTCGAAGCGCTTAACACCTACTTTTACTAATATGCCCCAGTACGCAAATAAAGACGGCACCGGCTCCATCATCCCCAGCGCCCCGGTCAATACCCCACCGCCGGCTCCTCCTACTCCTCCGTCTCCTATCGTCCCCATCAATCCGACTAAGGAGCAGCTCGACGCGCGCGTGAGCCGCAAGGATGCGCGTACAGAGGTCACTGCTGCACCCGACAACTCCCCGGAGAAGACGCTCACCGAGGGCCTTGCCGCGCTCGCAGCGGACAAGCCTAAGACCCGCGAGCAGATACTCCAGGAGAAGACCGAGCAGGCCAACCGCATCGTCGACAGCATCCGGGCGTCTTTTAACGGCGTCATTGCTGGCGAGCGTGCGGCCGGAGACACGCGCAATAACCGCACTCGGGCGCTTAACATCTCCAGCAACCTCCAAGGCTCCGACTTCGCGAGCGCAGCTGCGCAGGAGACGGAGGACGACAACCTCGCCATCATCCAAGGAAAGGAGGCGGAGCGCGATGCAAAAATTGCGGCCGTGCTCTCCGGCGTTCCGAGCGATGCCGATGAGGCGTATGCAAAAGCGACCGAGGTCTACCGCACCAACGCGGAGGCCGGTCTCGCCGCCATCAAGAACTTCCGGGACGGCCAACGCGCCACCGCGACCAACACGCTCGCGGCCATCGCCGCATCCGGCGCATCCTACGACTCGCTGCAGAACAGCCCGAGCTACTCCAAGCTCCTCGACGCCTTCGGTGGCGATGAGAACGCGGTCAAGGGTGCCTTCCTTGCGAGCGTGCCGGCAAAAAACAAGCTCGGCTCCACCACCGTGGGCAACAAGTACATCACCTTCTACGAAGACCCGGTCTCCGGCAAGACGTCGACGCTCGAGTTCGAGCTGCCACAAAATCTCGGACCCGAAGAGTCGGTGCAGCAGGTCTTCACCAATGGCCAGGTCGCTATCAAGACCACGACCTACGACGCGAAGGGCAACAAAAAAGAGAGCCTCCGCGTGGAGAGCCTCCCTGGCTACAAGGCGCCCGCGGCTTCCGGCAGCGGGGTCACCTTCTCGGACGAGGACAAGCGCCAGCTCTCGCAGGCCGGCCTCGCCAACGCCGACGAGCGCACGCGCAGCATCTACGTCAACTCGCCTTCGGCCTTCCGCGAGGCGTTTGCACGCAACGGCTCCGGCAGCAGCTCGGCCACCCCGGAGAACCTGCTCAAGTCCCTCGAAGACTGGGAGGCGACGCAGGGCAGCGGCACCAAAAATCCGTTCGAGTAATATATTTATATGGCTACTGCAGCAGAACTCCGCAAGCGTTTCGGGGTGGCGCCAACGGCCACCAGTGCGCCTCTTCTGCTGCCCATGAGCACGACGATGCCCGGCTCCACTCTGGCGGTGACTCCCAAGGTCGCCGCCTATTCTGCTGCATCGCAAGCAAAGAGTCCGACCCCTATCACCGACTCTCTCCGGGAGAAGTTCGGGTACACGCCCGCGGTCATCGCACCCAAAGAAGACAAGCTCAACCAACCGCTCCGCGAGCTCGAGCCGGCGACCATCTCGGCCGCACCCAAGGAGAAAAAAAGCATCTTCCAGTCCGGGCTCGAAAAGCTCGACGAGATAACTGGCGGCAGCATCGGCCGCACCGTCTCGGGCTTCCTCGGCGAGCAGGGCGACCAGCTGCAGCGCACCGCGCTCAACCCCATCTCTCCGGGCGGCGCGCGGCCGCTCGATATACTCCCCTTCGGCGGGTCCACGCTCAAGCCGCGCGAGGAAAAAGTGACCGAGCGGTATGACTCCCTACTAGAGGCGGGCATCGACCCGGACCGCGCCACCGCCATCTCCGTCGCCGACACTATCCCGAGCTCCACCGCGCGCACCAAGGCGGTCGAGGCGCTCAAACTCAACGACGTCGAGAAGGCGGCCATCCGCGGCTCCGGCTTTTTTGAAAACCTCGACGCCGCTCTTTCGGTCGTCGACTTCGCGACCCTCGGCATGACCGGGCCGATACGCAGGACCGCCATCAAGCTCGCCGCAGAGGGCGGCGAGGATGCTATCAAAGGCACGCTGCGCAAGGAGTTCCCGAAGATGGCGCAGGACGTCATCGACGACGCGGCCGTGCGCATTGCCGCCACCAAGGACGAGGAGGAGGTTATGAAAATCCTGGCGGAGGCTGCGCGCAACGGCTCCTCGCCGGTGGCCCGCCTCCCGGAGCTCTCCCCGGAGCTGCGCGCTATCGAGGATGATGCCGCCATGGCCATCGAGTTCAACCAGCCCAAGCTGGTCCAGGAGTATATCGAAAAAAACGGCAACGTGGTCTCGGCCGACGAGGCCAAGGAGCTCTTCCCGGCGTACCAGGCGGACCGCTCACTTTCAAACGGCGTGCAAGCGCCCTCCGGCTACCTGGCCAACCGCGTCTACGACGAGCTCCTCACCACCAAGCAGGGGGTCGGCAATAACACGGTCTTCTTTTCGGCCGGCGGCACCGGCGCCGGCAAGAGCACGGCACTGCGCGCGCTCGGCACGGACCTCGACGAGTTCCCCATCGTCTTCGACGGCAACCTCGCCAACAAAAACGCGGCGACCAACCAAATCGGCAAGGCACTCGACAACGGCTTCGACGTGCAGGTGGGCTATGTATACAACGATATAGAAAAGGCGCTCGACAACGCGCTCAACCGCGCCACGCGCATGGAGGACGAGCTCGGCAGCGGCCGCACGCTCCCGGTCGACTACCACATCAAGTCTCACCAGGGGTCCGCGGAGGTGTTTGCCGAGCTCCTGGCCAAGTATGCCGACGACCCGCGTGTCAATTTTTCACTCATAGACAACTCCGGCGACTTCGCGAAGCCGGTGGCCGACCCCCTTGCCTTTCTCAAGGAAAAGGGGTATACTGGGTCTAATGACGAGCTCAAAAAACAACTCCAGTCCCGCGTCTCAAGGGCCCTCTCCGAAGGCTCCATCTCCCGCAAAACAGCCGAAGGGTTCCTGGGGAAGTCCGACGCACCTGCAAAAAATGGACTCCAACGCGAAGGAGCAGAAGGACTACCAGCAAAAGCGCAAGAAGAAGTAGCACCTAGCGCTCAAGCGAAGGACGCCCCTCCGGGCGCTCCGGGTGAGGACGCGACCCGTCCACTCCCGAATAGTAGCCAAGGAAAAAAACTAGGAAAAGAAGCGCTAAAAGAGCCAGGGCTCCGTGGTGTTTTGCAGTCTGGTGAGTCATTTTCTAAGCGCCTCGACGGTACTACTGATGCTACCATGCGCTCCGAAGTGGAGAGCTCGATACCCCCAGCCGGTCCCAAGGACCCGAGCAAGCAGCCTCTCTTTAATAACTTCCGCCACAAGGTCGGCAACGCCTGGAACTGGATGCGCGAGCAAGTGCAGGACGATATGCTCCGCGTCAAGCAGCTCGTCGACAATCCCAACATCAAAATCAGCGATGCCTCCGACCCCTACCAGGCGGAGGTTCTCTTCCATGGCCGGGTAGGCTATCGCCTCGAGGAAGCGAAGGATGCCGCGCGCAACATCGACCGCGACATCGTGCGCCTGGCCGAAGAGACCGGGCTCTCCGACAAGCAGCTCACCGACGAGGTCAACCGTTACCTCATTGCCCGGCACGCGCCGGAGCGCAATGCTGCTATCGGCGAAGGCGCCGCCGGCATCACTACCGCGGAGGCCCGCGCGGCAAAGGCGCAGATAGAGGGAAGCAAGCATGGCGCCGCGGTGATGCGCATAGCCGACGACGTACAGCAATTTAACAACCGCACGCTCGACGTGCTGCGCGACGGCGAGGTCATCTCCGAGGAGCTCTATCAGACGCTGCGCACAAGATACAAGACCCACATCCCACTCAACCGCGTCTTCGAGGGCGAGGAGGACATGGGCTCGGCACTCGGCCGCGGCTTCGACGTAAAGAGCACCGGCATAAAGGCGGCCAAGGGCAGCCAGCGCGAGGTCGCCGACATCCTCAACAACGTGGTGGCCAACTACGAGCAGGCGGTCATCCGCGCGGAGAAAAACCGCGTGGACCTCTCGACGCTCAAGATGGTCCGGGACAACCAGGACATCCTCGGCGATACCTTCAAAGAGATACACCCCAAGCCCATCGGCCGCGGCTTCGTATCACCCGCGGAGAAGGCCGCCGGCAAGGAGGGCCGCATCATCCTCGAGCAGATAAACGACCCGCAGGTGCTCGTGCTCCGGGAGAAAGGCAAGCCGGTCTACCTTCGCATCGAGGACCCCAACCTAGCGGCCGCGCTGCGCGGGGTGAGCCGGGAGAAGCTCGCGAGTCTTATACGCGGCGTAGGGGCCATTACGCGCTTCTACAGCGGCCTGCAGACCCGCTTTAATCCGGAGTTCGCCTTCGCCAACAAGGTCCGTGATATCCAGGAGGTGATGGTCTATGCCGGCGCCCAGGGCGAACTCGGCGCAAGGGGCGCGGTCAAAGTCGTCGGCCGGGAGCTGCGCCTCGAGAACGAGCGCGCGGTGCTCGACCTCATCCGCGGCAAAGACTCCGCCGGCGCCATGCTCTACAAGCAAATGCGCGAGGACGGCGGCACCACCGGGGGCCTCGGCCTCTCGACCCGGGTGCAGGTAGACCTCGACATGGAGGCGCTCCGCAAACTCAACCGCTCCAACCCGCGCGCTGCATGGAAGAAAATGGTGGAGCTCGTCGACGACTGGAACACTATTTTCGAGGACTCGACCCGCCTCTCCGTCTACCGCGAGGCGCTTAAAAATGGTGCCTCGCGCGAGCGCGCAGCACGCCTGGCCAAAGAGGCGTCGGTCAACTTCAACAAGACAGGTAAGGCCGGGCCCATCATCAACGCTTTCTATATGTTCAGCAACGCCAGCATCCAGGGCTCGGCGAAGATGCTCATGGCCATGAAAAACCCGAAGGTCGCCGCGGCCACGGTCCTCTCGGTCGCCGTGCCGGTGGCTGCGGTCAACGAGTGGAATGACTACGTCGACCCCAACTGGCGCGACAAGGTGACCACCTGGGACCGCCTCAATGCGTTATCGGTAATGATACCGTCGGCCGACGGCAGCGGCGTGCGCTACATAACTATCCCAGTATCCTGGGGCCTCAAGCCAATCAAAGTGATGGTCGACCAGCTCTCGGACCTAGCCAACGGCAAGAGCAAAGGCATCGTCGACGCCATGGGCGCGGCAATGGTCTCCGTCATCGAGGGCTACAACCCAGCGGGCGGTACCGACCTCATCTCCGCCCTCACGCCGACGGTCATCGACCTCCCGGTGGAGCTCGGCCGAAACCAGGGGTGGCACGGCGGAAAAATCCGAGCGGACTGGGACCGCCACGCGCCGGCGAGCATCCAGTATTTCGACTCACTCAAAGACTCAAGCTCCGGCCAAATCGCCATCGCTTTCTCGCGCGGTCTTTCCGGCATCGGCGTCGAGGTGTCGCCGGCGGACATCAACTACACCTACGAGCAGCTCATCGGCGGCGCCGGCCGGGCCGCGACCAAGACTGCCAACACGGTCTCGGCCGCGGCCAAGCTCGAGGCGCCGGCATTGCGCGACGTGCCTATCGTCTCGCGCTTCTTTAAGGCGCGCACCGAGGAAGAGGTGGGCGCCGGCACCGACAAATACGAGAAGTATAAAGACGTGCTCATGGACCAAAGCCGCGAGCGATTTATCCTCGACCAACAAGCGGAGGACTCTTATCAGCAAATGAAAAATCTCCCGACCGAGGAGGCGGCCGCGCGCTGGTCCGAACTCAACGCCGTCGACAAGGACCTGGCCGCAAAAGTGGCCGCCATCGCCAAAGCGGAGAAGAAAAATCTCAACTACACCGACCGTATGCTCCTGGAGATGGGTGTCGCCAACGGCACGCGAGCAAAGATGATAGTAGAAGAGTTCGATGCGCTCGGAAGCAAGGAAGCCAAGGCAAAACTATGGACCGAGTACGTCGAGAAGGGCATCCTCACCAAAGAGGTGCAGAAGCAGGTGACCTACTTGCTCACGCAGCAGAGCGAATAGCCGCCATCACCACGAGGGAGAGCAGCATGAGGCCGATATAAAGCAAGTACCACTGGTAGTCTTTCACTATCCCCAGCATAGCATCGCGCGGGCTTGTCCAGGGGGTAAAATGTGCATACATGGCGGATATAAAAAATATCGCAATACACCACTCCGGGGGTCTCGGCACTAACGCCTACGCTTCTACCGCACACCTCTCCGCGGCCGGCATCAGCGAGGCTCACCGTCAGCGCTGGGACTTCCCCAGCCAGTACATGAAGGACCCGGCGGGCAAGCCCTGGTACTTCGGCTACAGCGTCATCTACGACCCTAAAAATCGCACCTTCTTCCAGGGCCGCGCACTCGGCGAGGAGACCGCTGCGCAGTACGGCTTTAATTTCGATACCTTCTCCATCTGCATCATCGGCAACTTCATGCGCAAGCCGCTCACCAGCGTCTCGGTGGACCCGCTCACCAAACAAATCGAGGAGGATATCACCCTCTTTTTGTTTGACCTCATCAACGGCAACCGCCGCGGCCTCAAGGTCGTGCCGGGCACCACGGTCTCGCTCGCCATCGCGCGCGTCAGCCCGCACCGCTTCTACCAGCCGACCGAGTGCTACGGCAGCTTCGTCAAAGACTCGCACTTCCGCGACCTCCTCGTCGCCTATAAACCCGCCCCCATACTGCCGGCGCCCACGACCGACATCTCCACCTCTACGGTGCAGCTGGAGAAGCGTGGCGCGCTTGCAGCGCTCATCATGCAGGTCATCCTCGCCCTCGCCGACTTCCTCGCGCAGCTGCGCGAGACGCCTGGCGTCGGCGCGCATGGGGGTCGGGCGTGCGACGGTACTATTTAGTATTTAATTTTTTCACTCATGAATTACGAACTACTCAAGGCGCGCGCTATCTCGTTCAGCTGGAGCGTCCTCTCGCTCGTCGGCACGACCCTCGTCGCCATGCTGGTCTCTCCCGAGTTTGTCGCGCTGGTCACCCAGCACTTCGGCGAAGGAGTCACCGGGTCGCTCATCCTCATGGCGGTCACGGAGCTGGTCAAGCACTTCCGCAACGTGCGCGTGCTCGGCAAAGCCACCCGCTACTTCGGCAGCGACTCGCGCGGCCAGGCAGAGGCCCGGGCGAGCGTCACGCTCATATAGCTCTCGCCGGCCTCGTGCCGGCACTATGCTCAAGTTTCTATCCATAGGTGCGTTTGCGGTCGGGCTGCTCATCGGAGCGCCGGCCGACAAAGTCACAGTCGAAGTGGCGCCGGCGGTTTTTACTGCGGCGCCTTCTTCGTACATCGAACCGCCGGAGGTGGTGCACACTGTGCCCCCTAACAAGACTAAAAGCGACACGCATACGGTGCGCATCGCCGTGCCGCCGATACTTGTGCGCATCGCCGAGTGCGAGAGCGGCAGCCGGCAGTTCGACGAGCACGGTCGTGTGGTCCGCGGCGAGGTCAACCCCAAAGATGTCGGCCTCTTTCAAATCAACGAGCACTACTGGCTCGAGCCTGCGCAAGAACTCGGCCACGATATTTATACAGAAGAGGGCAACACCGCGATGGCGCTGCACATCTACGAGCTCGAGGGGACCCAGCCGTGGGCCGCATCGAAGGCCTGCTGGGCTTAAAGTTATCCCCTTCGGGGGTGTGGACACTGCGGGTATATCGCGGGTATACTTTGAGTAGCAACAGGTCGACTTTAGCCCGGCTAACCACAAAAAATACTATATAAAACTCGTGCGCTTTACCAGCCTAGTGCGGCAACACTATGGAAGAAAAATCCCAAGTAGCCCTCTTCAATGAAGAGGTAAAACGCGAGCTCGCGGACCCGGCAGTCGGGCGCGCGCTCCTCGCCACCACCTTCAAAGGTCTCACCGACGTGGTCATGAAGCAGGCCATACTCGAGGGCCTCATCCGCGGGTTTACGTTCAAGCACTTCCTGCAAAAGGACGTGTATGCGCTGCCCTTCGGTGACACCGGCTACAGTCTCATCACCTCCATCGACTTCGCTCGCAAGCGCGGCGCGCGCGGCGGTGTCAACGGCACCAGCAAACCAGTCTACGAGATGGCGCCGGATGGCAAAACAATAGTCTCGTGCGATGTCACTGTCTTCAAAAAAGATGGCCACCCGGGCGGCTACACCGCCACCGTTTACTTCGAGGAATACTTTAAAGCCGGCCGCACAAAGAACGGCGCCTACATCAAGAGTATGTGGGAGCTCAAGCCTCGCACCATGATAGCGAAAGTCGCGGAGATGCAGGCGCTGCGCAAAGCTGCTCCCGAAGACCTCTCCGGCATCTACCTCGCCGAAGAGTTCGACTCGCACCAAGTAGTCCCGGAGTCTCGCATTAACAAAGCACCCGCCCAGGTCGAGGCATCGGGTCTTAAAATGGGCGCCCTAAAAAAAGATGACAAAAACAAAAAAGGCAAAGGCGCCGCGGCGGTCGAAGCTGCGGACGAAGATGCCGCTCCCGAAGGTACTATCGAGGCGTGAGATTAAGCCGGCCTTCCAGGGGTTCCCTCTCGAGAGCTACAGCTACTCCAGCTGGATGAAGTTTTCGACTAACCCCTTTATGTTCAAGGTCAACAATATCAACGGCGACCAGCTGCAGACGACGAGCTCGCCCACCAACGTGCTCGGGCGCGCGGCGCACTTCGGCCTGCAGACGTACTTCGGCGGCAACGATGCGGTGCCGGTGCCGGCTAACGATGATGGCGAGGCGATGCGCCTGGCCTTCGAGGCCGGCCGCGCGTATCTCGCGAGCTTCTCCGATGGGCTCATCGAGTGGGGCGCAACAACGCAGGACCGCGCCAAGCTCGAGGAGCGCTTCGCGTTCGCGTTCCTCGGCTACCTCAAGGACCTCAACTTCGACCCGGCAAAGATGGAGATATTGCTGGTAGAAAAAATGCTCAAGCACAAGGTCGAGGTGGACGGCAAGGTGATGCCGGTGCCGCTCAAAGCAGTGGCCGACCTGGTGTATCGGCAAAAGAGCGACAAGCGCATCCGCATCCGAGACCACAAGTTCACTACCAAGTTTTCGGACCCGGAGGCTATCGACGGCGGCAAGCTCCTGCAGGCCATCTTCAACTACATGACGGTGTACGCGGAGCTTGGCGAGGCGCCCTACTCGATGATTTTCGCGGAGCACAAAATCACCCCCAACAAAGACCCGAAGGAGCCGCAGACCCGGGAGTACGAGATAGTGTTCGACGAGGTGCCGCTGGCCTTCGAGCTCTTCTTCCGCTTCTACCAAGACATGACCGACGCGCTCCTCGGCAAGCAAGTGTATGTGCCGAACCTCATGGCCATCTTTGACCGGGAGGTCTCGGTCCTGGCGTACATCCACCGGCTCGACGTCGACGAAGAGCGCGCCAAACAAATGGCCGCGATGAAGGTCGACAATATCACCGACTTCCTCAAAAAGCGTATCCAGCAGGACGGCTCGATGAAGAAGTACCTGGAGACGGTCGCGGCCAAGTTCGTTTCCGGCTCTACCCTTAACTATAAAAATATGACTATCCCCGACCGCATCAAAATGAAGCTCGCGGAGCACGGCCTCTCGGTCGAGTTCCACAGTGAGGTGACCGGCGGCTCGGTCACGCTCTATCGCTTCGAGGCCGGCGTAGGCCTCAAAATGAGCCGTATAGAGAAGTTCGCCAAGGACCTGGAGCAAGTGACCGGCACCACCGGCATCCGCGTCCTGGCGCCCATCCCGGACTCCGAGCTCGTGGGCTTCGAGCTGCCCAACAAGGTCCGCACGTTCCCCGGCAAAGCGCCGAAGGCCAAAGGCTTCGAGCTCCCGGTCGGCGTCGACATCTCCGGCGTGATGCAAACGCTCGACCTGCGGCAGGGACCGCATACACTGGTCGCCGGCACCACCGGCTCCGGCAAATCGGTGTGCATCTCTTCGTGGGTCCACCAGCTGCTCGGCACGCCGGGCTGCGAGCTCGTGCTCCTGGACCCGAAGAAGGTGGAGCTCGGGGAGTTCGAGGAATACCCCAAGGTCGACTACAGCGACGACATCATGGGCATCTACAAAACGCTCAAGCACCTGGTCGGCGAGATGGAGGACCGTTACTCCACGCTCAAAAAGGCCAAGGTAAAAAACCTCGAGGCATACCGCGCAGCCGGCGGCAAGCTGCCCTATATCTTCGTGTTCATCGACGAGTATGGCGACCTCATTGCGCAGGGCCACGAGGACCTGCAGGAGGTCGAGGATGGGGAGTATCTCTCCGGGCCGCGCAAAGGTGAGACCCGCTTCCGCACGATAAAGACCGACGTCTCGAGCGAGATACGCACGGCCATCCTGCTGCTGGCACAAAAGGCGCGCGCCGCGGGCATCCACCTCATCCTCACCACCCAGCACCCCATCGCCAAAATAGTCGACTCGGCGATTAAGGCGAACTTCCCCACGCGCGTGGCCTTCCGCACCGCGAGCGCCGCGGCGAGCATCGTCATCGTGGACCAGGAGGGGGCAGAGAAGTTACTCGGTAAAGGCGATATGCTGCTGCTCCGGGCCGACGGCAGCCCCATACAGCGCCTGCAGGGCTACTCCGTATGAGTGGCGCCGAGGAGCGGTCCAACTCTCCGGCGTTCGTGCCCCCTGGCTTCCTCCGCCTGGAGTCGATAGTGGCCCGGGAGTGCGGAGTGCCTCTCGAGGAGATGCGCGTGCCTGGGCGCTTCCAGGAGCGCGTGGAGGCCCGATTTATCCTGTGGTACCTCGGCAGCACCCTGCTGCAGTACAGTGCCGCCCGCATGGGTCGCTTCTACGAGAAGGACCACACGACCGTGCTCAACGGCATCGCCCAGGTCCGGGCGAGCGAGGAGCTGCTCGAGCGCGCCATCGGCATAGGAACCCGGTGCAAAAACGAGCTCCACGGCCTGCTTTAGACTGTGGGTAACCCCTGTGGATAAGCTGGGGGTTTCGCGTGAAACACCTGGGGAGCAAGTGGTATAGCCATTTGCTCCCCTTTTGTTATCCACAATTTATCCACAGTCGGGTCCCACGTTGTCCCCAGCGGCACTTCCTGAAAAACATATGAAGGGCAACGCAAAAGTGAGTTATCCGAGCTATCCCCACCCCTAATAGTAATAGTAGTTTTATATAAGAGAGAATATGCACATGACCCCCCAACTCACTCTCGAGCTCCCGGAGAAGGTCTCGACCAACGTCTTCTACCGCAAGCACGCGATGAAGCGATACCCGCTCGAGCAGGCGTTCTACCTGGCGGTCCGGGAGGCGGTGCGGCGCACGTCGATGCCGCCGGTCACGAGCTACCCGCTGCCGCTCGTGGAGTACCTCTTCGAGATACCGGGCAAGCCGCTCGACAACCTCAACCTCTCCTCGATGGCGAAAATGGTGGAGGACGGACTGCGCCACGCCGGGGTACTGAAAGACGACACCCCCGCCGAGGTGGCGGGGGTGTTATTGCGGCAGGTGCGCTCGAGCAACAAGCGCATCCGGGTCACCGTATGGTGGGCACCGCAGGAGTCTGCCGGCCGCAGTGTACGCAAGCGACCTGCATCACGCCGCGCGCCGGTGCTCGGGTGATGCCGTGCCTCTTCGCTATCTGCCCGACGCGCTGCTTCGAGATGCCGGCATCCTTGCCGATTTCTTCGTAGCTGCGGCCGTCGTTTTTGAGCAGCGCCCGGAGGACCTTGTGGCCGGCAGCGGCCGCCCGCGGGGACTCAAGTGTTTTTTTCTTTTTCATGGCTAGAAGAGGCGGCCCTCCGCGGCGAGGCAGATGAGTAGCAAGTAGGCGAGTAGGACGGTGACGACCGAGAAAAATATGATGATGCCGCGCTCTTGCCGGCGAGCGATACGCTCATCCCGGAGCTCTTTGTAGAGCGAGCTACGCATCGGGGCCGAGGACCTTAGCGACTATCTTTTCGGTATCGACCACCTGGAGCTTGCGGGCCTTTTGGCTGGACTTTTCTGCGGCCTGGCGGCGCTTCGACTCGAGTGTTTCTATCTCGTCCTGGATGGCGTGAAGCTCGGCGATGAGCTGGGCGTTTGCAGGGTTCTGTACGAAGAGGCCGCCGTTGTAGTGGCTATGCGCCTCCGTATGCTTTTGGCCCTCACGCTGCACAAATACGTCGCGGTCGATGCCGACGGAGGTGATGGTCGCCTTCTCGTAGCGGCCGCTCCGGCCGTAGCCGTTTGCGTTGCGCTTTTCGATAAAGACCGGGAGGCGCTCGAAGTCCCCACGAAGAGAGCGGTCGATGGCGTCCTGCACGCGCTTGATATTCTCGTGCATCTCCGGGCGCTTCGCACCCTTGAGCAGGGTCTCCCACTTCTCCCCCTCGTTAAAAATAATGGTGTACCCGCGGTACTGGACCTCAAAAGCTGCTCCTGTTTTTTTACCCATAATAGTTTTGTTGCCGGGCTGCTCTAAAGCGGCAGTCCTTCCTCCATCTTACTTGACTCCCTTGACCTGTCAAGCGCGTCAAGCATGAGTTATCCACACCGCGCAGCTGGCCCTGCAGGAGCAGGGGGTACAATGAGCAGCAAGTATGGATACCAACGAGCTCGTCATCGTCGCTCTCATCACCACGCTGGCGAAAGCCATTGTGCCGGACGAAGGTGCCGTCTCGGTGTCGCATAAACTCGAGGAGGGAGTGCTGGTCTATACCGTCCGCTGCAACCCGGCGGATGCGCGCTTCATCATCGGCAAGAAAGGCACCAACGCAAACGCCATCCGGGCGCTCGCGTGGGCAGCCGGGCAGAAGCTAGGCCTCCCGAAGGTGGAGGTCGAGCTCGACGTGCCGGAGAAAGGGACCGGGGAGTCGGGTGCGGGCGGCGGCAGCGCCCCGGCACCTATGCCCTCGGCCCCGAGCGGTGGCGGTCCTGGTGCGGCAGCGGTTCTATCGACTATTAACCTTAGCCCGGCTTCGGCCTTCGCATAATTTATATGACACTTCAAACCCGCGTTTTTAAGTACGACCAGCAGGATGAGCTCAACCAGTTCCTGCAGACCGCGCACCTCTACCACACCGACGCCATGCCGGCGCTGCAGTTCAAAGAAGAGGGCATCGTCGTGCTCTACAAGCCGGAGCCGGACACCATCGCTCCCTTCATCGCTGCCGAGACCATCTACTCGCACATCCGCGCCAACCGCGAGGCCATCGTCGAGGACGACATGAAGATACGCCAGTTCGCATGGCGCATCGACGAGAAGAAGGCGCGCGCCGCGGAGATAGAGCCGGAGATAGCGGCACTCGACCAGGAGCTTGCGGACCTCAAGGCGCCGACCGACGCGAAGGACAAAGAGGGCCGCGCCGCCTACCAAAAAGAGCGCGCTCGCATCACCAAGAAGCGCCAGGAGCTCGATGCCGAGCTCAACGGAGAGGGCAAAGATGCCGGCATCCTCACTCAAATCGAAAACGCCGAGGAGGATATTGTGGTCACGAAGAAGAAGATGGAAGACCGCCGCAAGGACATCGACACCGGCCTCCAGTTCGCCAAGGAGATACTCGCCGGCGATTACAAAATCTACAAGCAGGACTAACCCCCTCTAAAATCATGGCCCGGCAAAAACCAACAATAAAGTCCCGCAGGCAGCTCCTCGCAGAAAACCGCGAGCTCAAGACGCGGCTCGAGCACAAAAACATCACGGTCGGCAACCTGGAGACCCAGGTGCGCGAGGCAAACGCCAAGGTCGAGCGTGCAGAGCGCAACGTAGGGGAGAGCATCCAAGCCAACGGCCGCATCGAGCGGTCTTTAGGCGTTAAGGATGGCATCATCCGCGCGCTCGAGGACGAGCTCTTCATGACCCTGCGCGCGTCGATGCGCAAGGACGGCATGGCCTTCGAGGACATCGAGCGCATCATCACCGAGCGCCAGCAGCCGCGGCGAGACCAAGGCGACGGCGGGGACTTCGGACCTATGCGCGAACGTCGACCGGGAGAGCGCCGCTACTAATACCATGGACGTCATCACCACCTTCACATTTAAGCTCAAAGTAGAGGACCGGGAGTATACCCTCCGGGCCGATGCTTCGGGCAAGGAGATGGCCGCGATTAAGGTCAAAAACGACCTGCGCGACCTCCTGCAGCAGATGGACGCCGAGTACCCGGGCAACGGATAAAAATATGATAGACCACATCGCACCGGCACTAGTAAAAGCGATTCTCGAGGGACACCCGACGGCGGACTCCTGCAGCTTTAAGCTCGAGACCAACAACCGCAGCACGGAGTGGGAGGCCAGCATCGTGGTCGGCAAAAGCGAGACCTGCGCGGCTCGCCTCTTTATCGGCAAAGGTCGCACGACGCGCAGCGCCATGGCGGAGCTCGCGATGAATTGCATAATGGACCGCTCGGAGCCGGGCCAAGGATAACTCTATGGTCACCTACCGGGACTACTCACTAGCCGGCCGCATCAAAGCCTTTCTTTTTGGCGAGCCTGTGCCTGTGGCCGAAGACCGCATCAACTACCCGGACGACCTCGAGGAGGATGAGGTGGTCGACGAAGAGCCGGAGGAGCTCGAGGAGCTGGAATAATATGCAGAAAAAGTATTTTGCTATCGTGCGTGCCGACGGAGAGCTGCGAATCAGTATGCTCTTCGACTCGCGCAAGTGGGCCGAGAAACAGATGGCCAAAACTCTCCTGGATGGCGGCGTCGGCTGCCGGGTGGTGGAGGTGCAGCTGTTGCTGGAATAATTTATGGGGGTCAAGAAAACACTCAACACGGACGAGGTGATAGAGCGCCTCTCCAAGCGGTACTCGCAGCCCGAGTATGGCTTTTTGACGCAGGTGCGCAACGGCGCCGGCTTTAGTGCGACCCGGACCATGGACGCGATGGCGATGAGCCTGTGGCCGAGTCGCGGGCTGCACATCACCGGCTTCGAGGTCAAGGTCTCCCGCGGGGATTTTATACGAGAGATACGCAACCCGCAGAAGGCCGACGAGCTCGCCTGCTTTTGCGACTACTGGTACATCGTCGTGGGAGACCCGGACATAGTGCAGCTGGGTGAGCTGCCGGAGAAGTGGGGGCTCATCGTGCCGAGCGGCACCGGGCTCAAAATAATCAAAGAGGCGGTCAAGCTCACGCCGCAGCCCATAGACGCGAGCTTCCTGGCGGCGCTCATGCGCAACCTAACGAAGGGGATGATACCCTCGGCCACCATCGCCGGCCGCATGAGCGAGGAGTTCGAGCGGGGCAAGACCGTGGGCGCCTCGAGCGCAGGCATAGCCCCTCGAGAGCTCAAGAGCCTCCAGGACAAGGTCAAAGCCTTCGAGACGGCCTCCGGGGTGGAGCTCATAACGTACAAGCACGACTCGGCGACTATCGGGGAGGCCGTGAAGGTCGTGCTCGAGGGGCGTGACAAAGTCATCCGGGAGAAGCTGGAGAAAATGGGCAAGAGCGCCGCCAACATCCAGCGCTTTATTAAGGGGGAGATAGACTCCTGGAGCATATGAGGAGCCGGGATACAAAGCGGCGCAGCGTCTATCCCTACACCTGCAAGCACTGCACCCACAAGCGCATCGCCTTCTCCTATGCCCGGGCGAAAGCGAGGACGTGCGCGAAGTGCGAGCGACTCCAGCCGGCGGAGGGTCAAGTGTCGTTGTTCACAGTACGGCCGAGAGTGGCGGCCGCCGCGGCCTAAACAAGTTCCGCGCCGCGATTTTTTGGCCTGGTGCCGCTTAGTCCGAGCGCGAAGTGATGATAGAGTTTTAAGACAAGACCATGCGTATCCGACCTAAGTTAAAAAAGAGAGTGATGGTGGAGCCTACTGTGCGCGTTGTTAAGCGCAAGGCAGTAGTCCCGAGCTCGGTGGTGAGCGCGGCGCCGGTGGTCGTGCGCCGTCCAGCAGCTCCCGCTCCTGCAGTCATCGCGAGAGCGTTTAAAAATGGAAAAGCTGGGCAGCTGCAGGATAGTGAGAGAAGGAAAAAGCTGGAGAAGCTCATGTTGGAGAATATTGGTAAAACCCCACCCCTCTCCCTAGAGGAGATGATGCTCGCCGCCGGCTACGCAAAAACGACCGCGCACGCTCAACCTCCGAGCATCGTGCAGGCCGCTCGCAACAGTGACACCGTGCAAGACCACCTCGCTCGACTGCAGAAAATACGCGAGGCAACGCTCACGCGCATCGAGCTCGAGACCAACACCGCCAACTACGGCCAGCTCGCCTTCGGCCTGCAGGTGCTCGATAAAAGCATCGCCATGCTCGAGGGCCGGCCGACGGACCGGGTGGAGCACACGCTCGGAGAGGAAGAGCGCGAGGCTCTCGACGACATCCTGCGCATGAACGAGGAGGCATAATTTTATGCAACACTGCACCAAACAAAATCCACATGGAGAGCCCGGCTATTGCCGGCGGCCGCCGCATGAGGATGGACCGTGCGCCTGGGTGCCGGAGATGCGCGCCAGTTTCGAGACGCCGGTCTCGGGCAAAATGGTCTTTTGGACTATCGTGGCCTGGGTGCTGCGCAAAAAGCTCGTGCACAACGACATCCTCATCTCTCCGAAAGACGAATAATTTTATGGTAGCCAAACGCCACACGAAAAAACTCACTAAGCACTGCCCGACTTGCGAGGGTCGCAACATGGGCAGCGTCCACGAAGGCTGCACCATCGAGCACGGCCACGTCGCTCCCTGCAAGTGGACCGTCGTGGACCTCTCGGTTAAGCCGCAGCGGCCGAGTATGGTGCCGTGGCCGGCGTCGCAGATGGGCCAGGGTAGCGTCCCGGCCGGAGCACAGGCCTCCTCGAGCCTTATACGCGAGCTCTACCAGCGCAAGGTGGTCATCCTGTGGGAGATAATCCCCAACTCCGACCGCTTCCAGCAGGTGATGCTCACCGAGGAAGGCGCCGGGCGTGTCGAGACCATCCTGCAGCTGCAGATGCTGCGGCCGCCGGGCACGCCGCCGGAGGCCTTTATCGTGGTCACCAACCCCGCCTTCTCGGTCAAGCTGGAGAACGTGCCGGATGCTTACACGCTCGAGCAAATCATCGAGGTCATGCGCCGCGGGCCCGACTACACTAAGCCATGAGTAGAAAGCTCACCGGCCCGAAGATATGCAAAGGCCAGGTGTGGCGCCGCCTCTCTCTCATCAAAGGCCGCAAAGCGGAGGTGCACGATATTTTGATAACGCGCGGCGGCGACCGGCCGAAAGGCAAGCGCATCGACAAGCCGCACATCCAGCACCATTTCAAGCCGAAGAGCCTGTGGCTTTTCTACGAGCTCATCGGGACGGAGAAGAACTATCCGCCGCTTCTGCCGGCTGCAGTGAGCTCGCCCATCCGCCCAGCTGCACCCCTGCCGCAAATGTCACCATCAGTAGACCCGAGAGTATCAGCATAGTGAGGAGTTCGTTGCGGTCGCAGCGTCGCAGCACTTCGCGCGGGTCCTCCTCCTTGCCGGGCATCGTGTGAAGGTAGCGCCATATACCTGAAAAAACAATGAGCTCCCGGTTATCCACACCGGGCCCTTGCTATCCCTATAGGGATAGTGATATACATAGGGGCAGAGAGGCAGCCAGCTCTTCACACAGTAGCGCCGGAGTCGAGGAGTTCCTACCTTCGACTTTGCGAGCTGGGAGCGCATGACCCAGTGCACCTTCGGGTGCGGCGAGGATGATGGAAAAGCGAGCCGGACCTTTGTGGGGACCGTCGCATGGGGGCCACAAGACCCCATCGCTATGACTACTGTGGGGTGAGCTGGCCGTCTCGACATTACCAGCTAGTACATCGAAATATGCCCGGACTGAAAGACAAGCTCCGCCTCGTCGGCCGGCACGCGCTCATTACGATGGGCAAGATGCAGGTCAAGGTGGAGATACTCGACTACAAGCGCACCTACAACCGCGACCGCTACCTAGTAGCACCGCTCGCGGGCAAAGGTGAGGCGTGGGTCGAGTCGTTAGAGGTCATCCGGGTGGAGAAGAAGTAGACGCGCGGGGGTGAGGCGGTGTAGACCGCATGAGGCTTTCTATCCTCAAAACCCGCGCGGCGATGGAGCTCAACCCCCCAAGGAGCGGCTCCGACGGTAGCCCGGCTAGTGGGTGCAACTCCCACCACCTCCACTCGAAGGTCGATATTAGAAACAACTTAATTTAATTTTGCTATGAAAAACGCAATTTTCGCTCTCGCCTTTGCAGTAGTCCTCTTCGGTGGCGCCTCGGTGGCTTCCGCTGCGGTCGACTGCAACATCACGCCCGAGCAGTGCAACGGTAACGGCAACCCGGGGCTCATCTCGATGCCCTGGGGTCTCACCGGCGACCAGACGCCCCAGGTGGCTGCTGGTACGTCGTTCTCCGACGGCCGCGGCCACACGTTCGTGTGCCCCTGGTTCTTCCCGGCAGGCTGCTACGACGTCACTCGCACCGCGTGGTACGCGCAGAACGTCCTCCCCTGGCTTCGCTAGGGCCCATCCGCTTCGCCTCTCTCGGGGCGCAGCGATATGAGCCTCACCAAGCGCAAAAAGTTTATCCCAAATGTGTGCTCCTGCTGCAAGCAGACGACCGAGTACGCACTCCCGCTCGACCGCGGCACTGCGCTCATCGTGCTGGCCATCTTCAACCGCATCCGGGACAAAAAGCAAAACCTCGTCCATGTCGGCAATGAGATGGTGCGGCCGGCGAGCGACTTCTCGAGCTACCGCGACATGGTCGCCGGCGGCTGGATGACTTTCAAGATGGAGGGTAACCTCTCGCGGGCGCGCTTTCACGGCCTCATCGCGATGGAGGAGCGCGGCTTTTACCTACTCACCAAAAAGGGCGCACGGTTCCTCCGCGGCGAGAGCGTGCCGCGCGTCGCCATCATCGACAAGACCACCGGGCATAAGGCCTACTACCTCGAGGAGGAGAAGGACTGTGTGACTTTCGGAGGGCTGCTCAAGCGCGAGACGCCTTTCTGGGACCTCTCCGACACGCAACTCGACCGCATCGGCGAGTACGCACCCATCGAGACCTCTACGGCGCCGCTCTTCGCACTATGACCCAGCCAGCCCGCAAGCTCCTGGTGCTCTCCTACCGGGCCGATGACTCCCTGCGTTTTGCACACGTTATCCACCCGACCTGCCTTTGCGGCCGAGTTAGAATAGGGGCACATGGTCACTCACGTCATCAACTTCCGGGCGCCGGGCACGAAGCTCAAGGTCGAGTGCCGCATCTATCCGAGCCAGCGGGAGATGCTGCGCGCCATCCGCAAGGACCGCATCGGCGGCATCGCGAACGACACCATGGCCTACTGCGCAACGCAGCGCGCCAGGATGCCGGCGGGGAAGGCGGCCATCATCTACTTCTCAAAGACGCACCTCACGCGCGGCATCGTGGCCCACGAGATGATACACGCGACGCTCGCGATACTCGCTCGGCAAAAGGTGCGGTCGGTGCCGTGCACCACCGAGGACGCGCCGGACGTCGAAGAGCGACTGGCCGGGCTCGCCGGTGACCTCGTCGACGAGTTTTATAAACGCTATGGCCTCTAGTACCTCAACACCCGAAAAGAAAAAGTACCGCTCGCTCCCGGGCACCTGCCGCAAATGCGGCTGCACCGAGGAGAGGGCCTGCATCGTGGCCGACTACCCGCACGCTTGCGCCTGGGCGGACCGCACGAAGACCCTATGCACCGCTCCGAAGTGCCTAAAAAAATGAGAAAGAAAAAGATAACCTACACCAAGCCCCGCGGCATCACCATCAAGCACGGCGACTTCGAGCGCCTCATCGGCATCCTCGACGATGGCCGCCGGATTTTTACCAAGCACGTCCGGGAGAGCAAGCACCTCTTCCGCAAGCTCGACGCCTGGGGCATCGACGCCCAGGTCTTTACCGAGCAGCTGCTGCCTATCAAAGCGACCATCCGCGTCATCGACGCCGAGACCGGCACGACCTACCAGGTGGGCTCCTCCGTGTTCCATGAGCACGGCTCTTTTCTGCACTTCAAGGACGGACTCAACACGCACCGGGCGCAGATATTTTTGCCGCGTGGATATTTTATGCGCATCGGCGGCACGCCGAGCAAAGAGGGGACCGGGGTGCAGAGCCAGGCCGAGCTCGCGGCCGTGGACGACGCCTTCAACAATTTTTAGTATGGACTGGAAACGAATACTCACCGGCGGCTGCCCCAACTGCGAGAGCACGCTCACGACGTCGAACTTTATGCGGCGCGTCTACTACTGCGAGGACCAGGACAACTGTGGCCTCGAGATGCTGCCCTGGGAGCACGCGGCGATTTTGACCGGGATGAAGAAGGGCTACCACGAGCCCAGCTATAAAGTAGTTTTTGGCGACGACCCGCTCGTGCTCGAGTGGCTGCAGCACGCGCCGGCGGCCCGGGCCCGCTTCCTCCGAGAGCCCGAGGGTATCAAGCCCATCGACCCGGACCATGCCTAAGCTCCAAGGCCCCCACTTCCACAAGGGCATCCAGGCGCTCAAAACGACCCCCTGCAGCGTTCCACTGCCCGAAGACGCCCTCTCGGTCATCCGGCAGCTTATGCTGCGCTACCACGGCGACCGGCACATGGTCTCCCGGCACTTGCAAGAGCACCATGGGCTGCGTATAAACCTGGTATGAGGACCATCTCCCCAAGGCCCACCCGCGTCGACAAGGACCCGGAGCGTGGCTACCAAGTACGCTACAACCGGCACCCGAAGCGACAGAATAATTTTAAAGTCGCCGAGATGTACGACTGCTATAAAGATGGGATGTCGCTGGCCACGATAGGCAAACTCTACGGCTGCACGCGCCAGGCGGTCTACGATATTTTTAATACACGAGGCTACCCGCTGCGGACCAAGAAGCTCAAAGGCCTGCAGGTGGTCGACGGCATCAACTTCACTCTCACCAAAGGCGGGCATCTCCGCGGCACGGTCAACGGCCGCCGGCTGCTGCTGCACTGGTATGTATGGGAGAAAGCAAACGGCCCGATACCCTCGGGCCATTGTGTCTTTCACCGGGACCGCAACCCGGCCAACAACGAGCTCGCCAACCTGGAGCTCCTCCCCAAGTCGCAGATGAGCTATGTCTTCTCCGGCGGCCGCAACCAATACTCGGCTAAGCCAGCGTGACGCGCACGGTCGCCTGGCGGCAGACCTCCCGGGGCGCGAGCCCCTGCTTCTTCCAGTCGCGCGACGCCGCGGCGATGGCCGCCTGCAGCGTGCTCGCCTGGCCGCGACCTTCCCAGGTCTTCGGGTAGCGGCCCTTATAAAGCCACTCTACTTTGACATGATATACACGCATAATAGTGTTAGTTAGAGCCAATAAAATCGACCTCGCATATATACATTATAACAAATGCACTTTGTCAATATCCTGAAAATAGGGTGATTTTAGGCAAACGATGGCTCTAACTCGTGTGGATAACTCGGGCTTGACACGGTTTTAGAGGTATTATGAAAAGCAGTAACGCGCCCGGCTAATCACCTCCATCGAGGTGGAACTTCCGGGCGCTTGTTCTTTTCAAACGAGAGGAGAAGACCATGCGCTACATCGTCGCACTACTGATGGCACTCCTGCCGTCAGTCGCTCTAGCCCAAGAGGTGCACGTCGGCACCGGGCTCATCTGCGACACTCAAGCGCAGGTCGAGCAGTTCGTGGCGCTCTCCAACGAGGGAGTCGCAACCGAAGCCGCCGTCGAGCGCATCAACGCCGGCACCAACGGCTGCGCAGTCCTGGCCGTCGCGTACATCCGCGGCGATAGGGTCGGGGAGGTGCGGACCAAGCAAGGCCTCGCCGAGGTCGTGCACATCATCGTCGTCGGCGTCAACGTCGGCATGGGCTGGGTCCGCGGTCCGCCGCTGGCGCAGTTCACTCTCTTCCTCACGAAAGAGGAGGCGGCATAATGGCCCAGCCTCAACTGCTGCTGCACGTCAACGGTGGCGCCCCCACGGTCGTCACCTGCGCGAACTGTCACACCGAGCTCGGCGACAACCGCGCCGCGCCCCGGTGCCCCGACGGCAAGGTCCGCTTCTTCTGCGTCCCGGTACGCGGCGACGACCCTGCCTATAGCTGCTTCGTCACCTGGTGCAGGAGTCGACACTGATGCAGTACCTCCGCTCGATATGGAAGTTCATCACCGACTCGCTCGAAGCGCTGGCCGAGGATGACCACGACCGACGCGCCCAGGAGGCCCGCGACCGCGACAAGCGCGACCGCTGGCTCACTTATCTCGGGAGCGGCAAGAAGTGGTGATGCTCCCGACTATCCGACCCGACCCCCCGCGGCAACGCGCGGGGTCTTTTTCTGCGGTTAGAATAAACGCATGAGCTCCGTGACGCTCCCACAAAAGAACCGCGACATCTTCGGCCGCAACCCCGAGAAGCTGCAGGAGCTGCTCGAGCTCCGGCGCGCCGGGATGTCGATGCCGCGGCTCGGCAAGCACTTCGGCTGCGACTACTCGACCATCCGCTACAACCTCGTGCGCTTTTCGCAAGGACTCACCGCGTTCTCCAACACCGTCATCGTGCGCCGCGGCCGGCCACGCTCGGACAGGATGACCGCCGCACAGATGCGACAGACCCGGCGCCAGCGCCTCTCCGTCGAGCGTATAGGCCCTACCACGCCCTGCGTGCCGCTGCTGGCTCGCCGCACACCCAAGCCGAGCGAGAAGTACCAGGCGCTCATCGACGACGAGTGCGTCAACGTCAACCCGGGCAAGAGCTACCGGGAGTATCGCGCCTCGAGCCGCAAGCGCAGCAAGCCCGAGCGGGATGCGCGCATGGCCCTGCTCATCGCCGAGAAGAAGGCCCGCGACCAGGCGCGCGGTCACAAGCTCCTAGTGCCCCGCGCCAACTTTGCATAAAATGCTCCGACTCAACCCCATCGTCCTCGAGGCTATAAAATCCGGCACGCCGGCGCAGCGCAAATACCTTTTCCAAAACAGCAAGCTCGGGCCGCTCTACTTCGCCATCTACTACTTCCCGCACTTTTTCACCCACCGCTTCGCCCCCTTTCATTTTGAGTTTAACGAGGACATCCACGGCCTCTTCGAGGGGCGGCTCGATGAGGTGCACTGGATGGGCTTCCGCGAGAGCGCCAAGACCTCCATCGCCAAACTGTGCCTCATCACCTACGCCATCTGCTTCCAGCTCGAGCGCTATATCAACGTCGACTCCTACGACAAAAACAACGCGGAGGCCACGCTCTTCGACGTCTCGCAGGAGCTCATGACCAACAAGCGCCTCATCCAGGACTTCGGCCGGCTCTACACCAAGCGCCGCCGGCCGCAGCAGGAGGAGGAAGAGGAAGGGTCCGAGGTCAAGCGCGTCGGTATGTTTATCACCACCAACAAGGTCAAGGTGGAGGCGTTCTCCACCGGCAGCTCCACCCGCGGCCGCCTCTTCAAACGCTGGCGCCCGGGCCTCTACCTCATCGACGACGTCGAGAACGAGATAACGAAGGAGAGCTGGCTCATCACCACCAAAATCATTAAGCACATCAACGCGCTGCGCGCCGGCATGGGCATCGGCGCGAAAATCCTCTACCTCACCAACTACATCCAGGAGGGCGGGGTGGCGACCGACATCATGCTCCATGTGCAGAGCCTGGGGACGCGCGGAGTGGTGCGCAACATCAAAGTGCTGGATACTGAAGGGCAGCCCACCTGGCCGGGACGTTTCGTGCTCACCGACGAGGAGGCCGCCGCCATCAACATGAAAATCACTATCCGCGACAAGAGGGTCATCTCCGTCGAGAGCAAGCGTCGCTCGCTCGGCGAGACCACCTTTGCCGTCGAGATGATGAACGAGCCCGGCGCTGCGGCCGACTACTTCTTCGACCGGGAACGCATCAAAGAGCTCATCACCAAATGCAAGCCGCCGATTAAGGTCGACGCAGGCTTTAAGATATGGGCAAAGTACGACCAAAAGCACGCCTACTCCTTCGGCTCCGACCACGCCTCCGGGCACGGCGGGGACCACAACGCCTCCGCCGGCATCGACATCTCCCGCAAGCCGAACCTCCTGGTGGGTACCTTTGCCGACAACCAAATCGGCCACGACACCTTCGCCTTCGAGCTGCGCCGCGAGCTGCTCATGTACGGCTCGCCGATACTGGTGCCCGAATACAACTATGGCTATGCCTGCATCGGCACGCTCGTGCGCAACGAGGAGGACGGCGGCTGCGAGTACACCAACATTTATATCCGCCAGGTCAAGAACCGCACCACCGGCAAGCCCATGGACGTCTACGGCTTTTGGATGAGCCACGGCACGAAGAGCGACATCCTCTCGCAGTTCCGCTCGGCCGTGCAGGATGGCGACCTCGAGATACTCGACGCGGACCTGCTCGACGAGTGCTACCGCTTCACCAACGAGGACGCGCGCAGCATCCAGGTCAAGGAGGGACAGACCCGGCACTTCGACAAGCTCATCGCTGCAGCGCTCGCATGGGAGGGCCGACACCTGGCCAAGATAGCCGGCAGCTCGGTCGACCAGGGAAACAAATACAAGAACACGATACAGAAAAAAGGCGAGTACGGCGGCTAAAACTGTGGACAGTGGGGGCTTGACAGGGCGAGTGATGATACACTAAGCGCAAAGTCCCGGCAGGACCCGATGCTATCCAACTCTTTTATCATCCAGCCGCCGGTCCTCACTCGGGACCTTGCCGACCGCATCTCGCGGGCCGCAAAGCAACAGCTCGACACGAGCATCTCATACAAAGCGCCGCGCCTCGCCTTCATCAAGGAGAACGAGGACCTCTACTTTGGCGTCGCAGAGAAGCAGCCAAAAAATCCTTTCAACGAGGCCTTCCCTTTCATGTCCGGCTCCGTGGACCATACGCTGGCCCGGGTCGACGACGGCCCCCGCGTGCGCTTCAAGGCGCGCCGCACCGCCGCGTGGAAGGCTGCGCAGAAGTTCCAGGCAGCCTGGGACGCGACCATCGCCTCGCCGCTCACCGAAAACAAGTACCGGCTCAAGGACCGCCAGGGTAAGAAGCTCGCCATCATGGGTGGCCGGGCCATCCATAAGTATTTTGCCGAGAACGTGCAGGGCCGCTATCGCAGCGTCTTCTCCACCGTCGACTACAAACTTTTCCACAGCCAGCCGGATGGCGGCGGGCATCTCGAGAACCACCTCTACTGCGGCGAGGAGGGCATCTTTTTGACCAAGCAGCAGCTCGAGACCGGCTCCACGCTGGGCTACTACGACCGCGAAAACGTCGGGCGCCTGGTCACCGGCGTCGGGCAGAGCGACTACCAAAACGTGCAGGACGAGCAGAACGAGGTGCACAGCCGGCACACCGCCATGGGGCTCGACCCGAAGACGCACTCCTACGTCGGCCAGCAGGTCTTCCAGTTCGTCGAGTGGTACCTCACCTTCGAGGGCGTGCGCTGGTATGTGCTCTTCGACAAGCAGACCGGCACCTGGGTCCGCATCAAGCCGCTGCGCGACATCGCCAGCATCCCGAAGGGCGCGACCGACTCGCTCTATCCGTATCCGACCTGGGCCATGTTCGAGGAGTACGGCCTCTTTTGGAGCAAGGGCAGCGCCGACGACTGGCGCCCGGCGGCGAAGTACCTCAACCGCGTGCTCAACCAGGAGCTCTACAACCGCGAGAAGCAAAACAAGGGCCAGCGCGGGTATGACCCGGACATGGTCCTCGACGTCGGCGCGCTCGCAGACTGGCGCCCGGACGGCCTCGTGCCGGTCAAGGTAGGCCAGGGCAAGACCATGGCCAACGCTTTCTATGAGTTCAAAGTCGGCGGCCTCAACGGCAGCCTCGACCTCGCCACCTATGTCGAAAACTTCTTTGGCCGCAATACCGGCAACACGCCGGGCAGCAAGGGCGCCGCGGAGAAGGATAAAAAAGTCGGCATCTATTTCGGCGAGCTGCAGCAAATCGACGAGTTTATAGGCACGCGCAATAAGAGCTACACAGAGATGTATGAGGAGCTGGCCATGCGCTTCCTCATCGGGCTCAAGGATAACCTCACCGACGAGGGGCTCGAGGTGGAGCTGGTCGGCGAGGCGGGCTTCGAGACGGAGACGCTCACCAAGGCGGACCTCGAGTATATAGACTTTATCTCGGTCTCGGTCATCGGCGGCAACGAAGAGGAGGAGCGCACCATCGTGGACCGCAATGAGAAGCGCACCATCCTGGCCGGCGTCACCACTCCTAACCCACGATGGCGCGACGAGCAGATGCTCCGCACCGGGCCGTTTACCGAGGAGGAGATACGCGAGGCTTTCAACTACCAGCCGAACCTCACCAAGGCGCTCATGTCGGAGGCTGCCCAGGCCTGCGAGCAAATCAAGAAGGGCCGCACGCCGAAGCTCAACTCCGGCGCCAACACCGCCTTCATCGAGTATGTGGTCAACGTGGCCAACTCCAACGAGGAGCTCAAGGACGACGTCCGGGAGAAGATGCTCGACTACGCGCTCTCGCACGGCGAGATAGCGGCCAAGAACGAGGCGCGCGCGGCGCTCGAGATAAAGAGCCAGCAGGCACAGATGGCGGCCAACGCCGCGGCTGCAGCCGGCGGCTCCGACAAGACGCCTATCATCGACACCCCCGAGGCGCCGGTAGACCCGCTCACTCGCGCTGCAGAGGGGGTACAATAAACCTATGGCCGACCCCAACACTCAACGACTCGAAACAAAGCTCTCGGAGCTCCGCCAGGTCTACACCGGGCAGCCGGAGCTGCAGCGCGCCATCACCGACACCGAAGCGGCCATGCGCCGCAACATCAAAAAGGCCAAGCTCATCGAGCGCCCGGAGGTCAAAGAGATGGTCGACGAGGCGGTCAAAGCCATCCAGGATATCAGCTTCCTCCTCGCTAACGACGAGACGCTCACGGAGGCACAGCGCGCGGTGCTCTTCGCCGAGAAAAAGGCCCACAAGTTTTGGCTGGAGCGACTCGACGGCACCAAGGCGATGCAGGCGCTCGGCTTCATCGAGGAGACTGTGGATAGCTTGACACCACCGAAGAAGAAGTAGGGGTATACTTCCAGCATATATGGCCGACATGAAAATGCACAAAGTAGAAAAGCAGGTCCCGCCGTTTCTCAAGGAGATGACGGAGAAGCCAAAGGCCGATTTTCCGCGTGTGTATCTTACTCTCGACTCTCTCCCTCCCGAAGCGGTCGACTTGCCGATGAACGGCAAGGTCCGCATCGTGCTCGAAGGCGAGATAGTCGGCCGCAGCCAGCAGGAGATGCGCGGCGGCGAAGAGGTTATAGGGAGCCTCGACATCGAGGTGCACCAGGCAGGGTGCGAGGCGCTCGAGTCCGACACTAAGGTATCGCGCAAGGCAGAGCGCGGGGGCGAAGCAGAGGGCGATTATTAAGTAGCATTTTTATCATGGCCAAGAAAAAAACAGCAGCGAAGAAAGTCGGCAGCAAGAAGGCAGCCGCAGCAGCTACCAAGCCCATTAAGGCGTCCGCGCTCAACACGGAGCAGGCGCTCGCAGAGCTCGAGGTCCTCTCCAAGGAGCTCGATTTCGGCGATGCTAAGTTCTCGGAGATGACGCTCCCGGAACTCCGCAAAGCGGTCGCAGAGGGCCGCAAGGCACTCGCAGGCGGCACCGTAGGCGCAGAGGCAGCAGCCGCGCCGGCCGCAGAGGCGGCAGAGCAGGCAGATGTCAAGGGCGACAGCGTCGACATCGTCAAAGGCAGCCAGCCGAACCTCAAGTACATCCGCACCTTCTCCAAAGCGGTCCACGGTGCCGAGTTCCAGGAGCTCGCCAAAGCCTTCGTAGGCAAGCACGGCGGCTCTATCGTCGCCTCCAGCACCGTCAAGGCGGTGCGCGTGCGCTGGGAGGAGACCGACAAGGACGGCGGCAAGACGATAGAGAAGGCCGAGGTCTTCCCGGTGTCCTCGCAGGAGGCAAAGGAGGATGCGCTCGCCATGGCTGCGCTCAAGGGCGGCCAGGTCTTTGTGCACGAAGGCAAGGTCAAATAGCAGCAACACTCGCACTTTAACAACCAGCCCGGCACTGTTTTCTCGGAGCCACCGATGCTTCGTACTTCCTCCTTGCCGGGCGGGATTACGAGGCGGCGGCGGCTCCGAGAGGACCGCCGCCGCTGGTGTATATGATGGTCCGACGATTTCATACACGAGCGCCCAGCTCATCTGGGACACCAAGGATTTTTCGGTTAGTCACCGAACTGATAAAAACTAGCGGCTACCACCGCTTCAAAAAGTACAATGCCCCCTAAAAAAGACGTCGCGGCAAATAGCGACACATCGCTCGAGAGAGAGGTCGCAGCAATGGAGGAGCGCGCAGGTTCTACCGCAGGAGGTCCCACCGTGGTGACCCCGGCCGTAGAGGAGAAGCCTGTGGTCGTCCCGCCCGTCGCCGCAGCCCCTGCAGCCCCGGTAGTCGAAGCTCCGGCACCTGTTTCCAGGAAGGAGCCCGAAGCACCAGCTGCCGCCGTTGTGCCGGCCGTAGTCCCCAAGGTGGAGACGAAGCCCCACACGGAACGTCCCGAGAGATATATCCCAGTTCCCAAGTACACGAGCGAAAAGCAGGCGTGGAACACAGAGAAGCAGACGCTCCTTACCACGATAGCGAAGGCCAAAGGGTTCGAGCCGGGCTCCGCCGAGGAGACCACGGCCGTCCAAGAGTTTGCCACCAAGGCGAACATCACGGAGGAGGCAGCGCGAGCTGCACTCGACCTGGCCCGACAGTCGCTCTTCCCCAAGGAGCTCCAGGAGGGTTTCACAAAAATCCTCACCGAGAGCACCAAGGCGGACGAAGCGGCAGCCATCGCGGCTAAGGCTAAGGAGGAAGAGGAGTTCTTCGGTACGGAGTACACTCCCTTCCAGTCCGAGCACCTTGATACGGCATATCCCAACGCGACCGATGAGCAAAAGACGAAGGCGCGCGAGTTAATGGACCAGCTCTCCCATGTGCGCGAATACGCACGCTTGAGCCTTGCAGATATTTTTGCACTCCCGAAAGTCCGCAAACAGTTCGACGAGCTCATCGCTCCGGCAACTGCTGCAGATGCACCGCCAGCGCCTCCTGCGCCCGCGGCCACGGAGACGGCACCCCGCAAGGGACCCGAGGCATCAAAACCCGGAGGAGCCGCAGCCACGACACTCAAAGCATCCGATTTTGTCAAAGACGCGAAGACGAAAAAATACGATTTTGCACCGTTGCACAATATGGCGGATGGGGCGGATAAGCAGACGCTTATTTCAGCCCTGGAGCCGGAGGCCTATGTGGCCTACATCGACGACCTCGGTGCGCGAGATACCTCGCTCACAGTGCGCCGCGGTGACCAAGAAGTCACTCTCAACTAGTTCCATTGCTCGCCGAGTAGGCTCAAAAGTTCCCATTACTTTTAGCTTTACTTTTAAGCAATGAACCCGAACACCATATCGGCCGGCATCCAGGAGACCTGGGACAAGGTCTACCAGGTCACGCACCACAAGGTGCCTGTATACCCGGCCATCTCCAACTTCCGCCTCGCTGCGGGGCTCAAGAAGGGAGACACTGTCCACCGCCAGTACCGCAACACCCTCATCGCCAAGACGATGGGTGGCGACGGCTCATACAGCCGCCAGGCACTCACCGACACCGATGAGTCTCTCGTCGTGTCCTATGAGAAGGAGGCGTCCTTCTACATAAAGGAGCTCGACGAGCTGCAGAACCACCTCCCGGTTCGGCAAAAGCACGCCTACGACGCTTCGGTAGCCATCTTCAACCAAATCGACGCGAATGTGCTGGGTCAGTACGACCAGTTCACCCGCAACATCGACGACGGTGACTTTGGCGGCACCGACGGTCTCGGCATCACGCTCGACTCGTCGAACGTGCGCAAGCTCTTCTCCAAGAGCACCAAGGCTCTCCAGCGCTCCAACCTCGCTATCCAAAATCTCACTGGCCGCTTCACCGGCTTCCGAGACGAGGACAACAAGGCGGGCCGCCTCGTGGCCATCCTCTCGCCGGATGTCTACCAGGTGCTCCTCGAGTCTCTCGACGGCAAGGAGACCGCTCTCGGCGACCAGGTAGGACTCAACGGCCACATGGGTCGTTACTTCGGCTACGACATCTTCGTCTCCAACGGTGTCGGCTGGAGCGCAGAGCTCTACCTGCCGACCAACCCTACCGACGGCGACACGCTCGTCATCGGTAGCGCCACCTTTACCTTCAAGGACACGGTAGTCCCGGCCACGGCGGGCCAGGTAAAAATTGCTTCGACCGTTGACCTCACCCGGGCCAACCTCGAGACGGCCATCAACGCCCCTATCACCGACATCGCCGACGCTACCAACGCAGGCTTCGGTGGGTTCGATGAGGACTCCGCGGCCCATGTGTCGCTCCTCAACGTCGTCGCTACCAACTCCAACTCGGCAGACACCCTCTCGCTCAAGGCGAGCGGCTACGGCTTCGTCGACGTGTCGGAGACCTTCACCGCCGTCGGCAACATCTTCACCGCAGGGAAGGAGATGCAGCACTGCCTCTTCGGAGTGGCTGGCGCCATCGACGTGGTCATCCAAAAGACCCCCTCGATGAAGGTCAAGGACCGCGACGGCAAAGTCGGCGTCGACGTCGTCACCTGGGCGGTGTACGGCATCAAGGTCTTCTACGAGGCCAAGCCGATGATGGTCGACGTGCGCGTTCGCACCGAGGCTTACTCCGGCTAGTCCCCGGGGCCCTCTTAATCACTCCTAATAAACACCACGATGACCCAAGGTAAAGCAATAGTGGCGGGAGTGCTGGTGCTCGTCGCACTCGTTGCAGGTTTCCTGGTCCGCGGCATCGTATCGGCACCCGCCGATACGACTGTCAGCGGAGTCCAGGAGACCCGCGACTGGTACCCCAACGGCGTCTCATCCGGCCCTACTCCCTACGCGGTAGCGGAGAACTGGGCAGTGCGAGACATCGGCGCCTCGGCCGACCAGGCGGTG